AAATACATACAAACAAATTGCGACTAAATATTAATTGTTTTTTGTAAAAAACCCAACAAAAGAAGCGCGACAATGATCTCCTGCATCACTATCGACCCTATTTACAGAATGCCATATTCCATTTCTGGTTAGCACCATTCTATTTGGTTTGCATGTAATATATTGTCCGTAACCATATGTTTCAAGAAATTTATCTTCAAAAGAATGATCTAAATGAGGAGCGGTGACAGCATTTTGTACTTTTGGAGTTTTAGCAATCATAAGTTCTCCTCCCCACGTAGAAGCCCAATATGGATGAACATAAAAAATAATTGCTCCTGCGTATCTGCCATCATCATGCCAATTTAATTTTGTATTTCTAGGGTATAAATACGGCGCTATTGTCAGGTTATCCCAATCTCCTAATATTTCTTTATTATGTTTAGCAATTTCTAAAAATAAATTAAATAAGGAATCTATATATTTTTCATATGGTTGTTTTTCTAAAACATATTCAGGACCTTTCATTGGAGATCCATCAGTAGATCTCCAAACTTTTGCCCAACCATTATGGTGAACAAAGCAGTAATTTTCTTTTTGAAAATGAAGCCATAAATTTTTATAATTAACATCATCTAGTACTTCATCGTAAATGGCAAAATCTTCTGTTTTTATTAATTGTTTCACTATAATACAATAGTAAAGAAATGAAAAAAATAGTTTTTATAATAAGTCATTTAGGATCTGGTTCGAGTGAACTAGTTAAGTCTCTAAATAAAAATCCCAGATGTATCTTTTATGAATCAAAAAATGTATACGATCATCCAGATGCTTTTGATTTATTGTTGAGATATCATAAATTAATGAACCTTTCGTGTGCAATTTATGGCGATCATATTTTGCATAATCAATCTATAATTCATGACAAATTTTTAGAAAAACTTAAATTTATTTATATTATAAGAAGCCCTAAAGATGCTTTACAAAGCATTCATGAGAATTATAAATATAATTATAAAAATGCATATAATTATTACAGATTTAGGCTAAGAAGAATGTGTGAAATGGCAAATAAAACAAAAAACTTTTTATTTTTTACTTATGATGAATTATTTGATAAAAATAATTTGAACAAAATAAATAATTATTTAAACTTGATAGAACCTATAGATATGATAAAAAAAGAAGAAAAAGAAGATTTTAATTTTTATAATAAATCTTTTTCTTTAGCACAAGACTGTTACGAAAAATATTTTTATTATCTAAATAACTTACGAAACAAGAGGTAAATTTTAATGGCATGGTGGGATTTTTATAAATTATGGACATATCAATTTGAAAAAGGTCCATTAGAAAGAAAAGATAATAATAATGTATCAGGAGCAGGTGTTACTGTTCCTGATGCCATGCCTGATTTAAGAGGTGAATTATGGAGTGGCGGCACAAGAGGGCAAATAAGGCTTCATGATAGTAATGACTTCATAGATTTATCTACTGTAACAAATAGGCAATCTAGATACAAAGAATACGAAAGATTACGAAATGTTGCTGAAATAGAAATGGCCATGACAGTAATATCTGATGAAGCTTGCATAGCAGGAGATACTAAAATTTCTACTCTTTTCGAGGGTTTTCAAAGTATAGAATATTTAGTTTCAAAATGGAAAAAAGATCCAAGTCCTTTTTTAGTTTATTGTTGGGACTTTGAAAAAAACGACTATTCTTTAGGGTGGGCATATGAACCTAGATTTGTAAAAAGATCTAAAGCAGTGAAGGTAATGCTTGATGATGGAAATTATTTTGTTGTAACAGAAGATCATAGAATACTAAATGCTAATAAAGAGTGGGTTCAAGCAGGAGATTTAAAAAAAGGAGATGAACTAACGCCTTTTTATAAATTTAATCCAAATAGAATGATAAATGATTTGACCACAAATCTATATCCAAGAATTTTCACAAATTCAAGAGGATGGATTCACGAAAGACAATTTATAGATGAATGGAAAAATGGATTTGATCCCAAATATAATAAAATCAATAAACTAATGAGAATATTATCAGAGGGAGCAACTACAAAACAAGCAGAAAAGATGATTGGTCATCATTGGCCAACATTAAAATCATGGATAAATAAACAAGGTTTTTCATTTAAGGAATTAAAAGAACTAGGAAAAAACAAACAACAAAGAAAGGTAATTGGAATTTTCCGACATGATGAAATAAATGTTTATGACATTTCTGTTAAAGATCATGAAAACTTCTGCACCGATTCAGTTGTAATGCATAATTGTCAAAAAGATGACAACGGAAATGTGTTTTCTATAAGATGCAAAAATGAAGAAATAGTAAAAGAATTAGAATTTTTATGTTTTAATAAAAATATGCTAAATTTAAATAGAAGAATTTGGCAGATTACAAAAAGATTATGTATATTTGGAGATGGTTTTTATGAACTGATTACAGATCCAGAAAATCCAAAAGAAGGGGTTCTAAAAATACAAGAACTTCCTCCAGATTCAATGTATAAAATTGTAACAACAAAAGGAAAATTAATTGAATTCCAACAATCAAAAGAAGGTCCAGATTACCAATCCTTAACAAGATCAAATGTTACAAAATCTACAGACATTGAACTTCAACAATCTACGGCAATACGTTTTTCGCCTCACCAAGTTGTTCATATGTACTTGGGAGAAGATAGAAAAACTTTCTATCCATATGGACAATCATTAATTGAACCAGCAAGAGGTCCTGCGCATCAATTAAGACTCATGGAAGATGCAATGATGGTCTATAGGCTCACTCGCGCGCCCGAGAGAAGGGTATTTTATATCGATGTTGGACAACTTCCTCCTTTCAAAGCAGAAGCATTTATAGATCGAATGAAAGATCAATTTAGAAAAAAGAAAACAACTTCCAATCAAGGATCAAATGCAAATTCGATTGAAGAAAGATGGTATGCTCCTGCTTCAGATGAGGATTATTGGATTCCAATAAGACCAAGCGCAAACACAAGAATAGAAACATTGCCAGGAGCACAAAATTTAGGAGAAATAGATGATGCGCTTTATTTTAGAAACAAATTATTTGCTGCATTAAATTTTCCTAAAAATTACATTAATGTTGAAGATCCAGGATCTACAAGAATTACTTTATCAGCACAAGATGCAAGATTTGCAAGAATGATAGAAAGAATTCAATCTAGCGTAGAAGATGGAATAGTCGAAATTTGTGAAAGACATTTGGAAATGAGAGGTTTTCCTTATGAAGAGTTTCAAGATCTAAAAATAGAAATGACACCTCCATCTGCTTGGAAAGAACTTAGTGAAGCAGAAATATTAAATAACAGAATAAATGTCGTAACCACTCTAAAAGGATCTTTGATAATGAGTGATTATGATTTGCTCACTAAATTCATGAAATATTCAGACGAAGAAGCAGAAAAAATTCTATCTAGAAACAAAATACAAAAATTAGAAGAGTTGAAACTCCAAATAGTAGGGCAAAATCCACAATTATTAGGCGTAGGAACTCCTGGACAAGAATCTGATCAAAATGAAATGGGCACTCAGCCAGGAGGCCCAAATCCAATGCTAGGAATAGAAGATCAATCAGAACAAACTCCAGAATCACCAGAACAAATGCCTGAAGAAGAAGATTCCGAATCTTCAAAAATAAGTCCCTCTAGTTTCTTACAAGATCCTTCTGAAGAAGACATTAAAAAATATAATTTAGAAATTGAAGATTATGATAAAACTATCGATGATGAAGAAATAGATTGGAGTCAAGAAGAATAATTTAAAATTCTTCATTTCCAAAATTCGAATCTGCTACATTCATAGAAACTATATCTTTTTCTTCTTGAGTTCTTAATTCTTTTTTGGACTCAATTTCATCTAATAATCTTTTAACATCTGGGTCTTTTGATGATATTTTATTAAAAAAATCCATAACCTCTGGATAATATCTTGACCATACCAAATTATAAATTTTTATTAATGAGTCATTTATTTCATTTCTATTTTCAATAAATTCTATAAAACTTTTCATATTTTTTTTATTTTTTTTATTTTGTTGCATACTATAGATATACAGAAGAGATAAACTCTTTTTTATTTAGTGTCGGTATTTAAAATAATTTTCAAATTAAATATCTGGACTTAAAAAATTTGCTTAGGAGTAATAAACATTATGAAGAAAAAACTCATTGAATTTAGTGTTTTAGAAAAAATAAAGAATGAATCTTTATCATCAGCACAAAATGAATTAGAAGAAGCAGCACTTTACCTAGCCAAAACCTTAAATCTCGAATCACTTGAACTTGATTGCTATGGTCCAGAAAGTGTAGTGTTTGAATCAAACGACGGCAATCATATTCATGCAAACTATAAATTTGATAACGGTTACATACAATTCGATAACGTACAAGAATTAATAATAAATGAAGAATCAGAAAAAGCAAGATCAAAAGAAGTAATTTCAAAAATGTTAGATTCACTAATTGAATCTAAAGAAGAAGAAGCCAACGAACTATTTGAAGAATGGCTTGGACTAACTGGAACAAAAAAAATATTTACAGAAGCAAGAAAGAGAAGATTAGCACCAGTAAGAAAAAATGGAAAAGTAGTTCCTGGTAAATACAAGGTTGTTTACTGGAATGATACTCCAAGAAAAAAGCAAAAAAGATCAACCGTACTTTCAAGATCTAGAGCAAAAATAAAAGCCAATAAAAAAAGACCAGATTCTCTAAGAAGAATGATGAAAATGAACAGAAAAAGAGCAAGAGCAATGCTCGGAGAATGGAATGTTCTTGTAGAAAATGCATTTGGATATCTAGATTATAAAAATAATGGTCCCATATTAGATTTAACAAAAACTCGCATTGATGAGAATGGTAATTTATCAGTCTCAATTCCAACTAGAAAACTAAGAACTGGAGCAATGATCATGCAGAGTCATAATGGAAAAATGACCGACACGAAAATGATGCATAAAAGAAACGATGCAATGTCTAAATCTAATCTTTCAAAAAATGAAAAATTTGGCAAAAAATTAGAAAAAGTAAGAAAAAACAATGCTTTATCAGATAACAAAAAAGTACAAGAATCAATCGAAGAACTAGTTTATGAATTTCCTGATGTGATCTATCTAACAGAAAATGAACTATCTGCAATTATCAATGATTCATTTGAATTTGTTGGATCAACTAATTATGATTCAGAAACATGTGATTTTATTGCAGAAGGCGTTCTTAGAACAGCATTTGAAACACTAACAAATAGAGTTTCAAAAATACTAAAACTATCTGAAAATAAAATAAATGAAAATTCAAATGATTCTTATGAAGAATTCAAGACTATAACAAATGAATTATATAAAAAATTCGATGAAAATTTAGTTGTAGAAATGCAAGTTTATGTTGATCTATATGAAGCAATAAGAAATGTTCATGAACTTGCAAAAGAAGATAATGATCAAGAATTGGCAAGAGAATCAGCCGAACATCTTGAAGAACTATTGTCTATCGTAACAAAAGAATCTTCTCCTTCTTTGGAAGTTGTTGAAAATGCTGCTGATTTCTTATCAAGCATATTGGAAACAAACTTAGAAACACAAGATTGGGAAGATGTTGCTCCTTACACAACAGTAAATGGAAATCATCCTGAACTAAATAAAAAAGCAAGAGTAAGCTACTCACCAGCAAATGATTTTTCAGGACATAAAGAAAATTTACCTTCAGTAAGTGACGGAAAAGATATTGGACAAGAAAATTCAGAAGAATTATCTGATATGGGCATGAGTAACCA